GCGTTACCAGTTGTATTTTGATTCCAAGTCGGGATTGCACCAGCTAAATCAGCATATGCAATACTTACTGTTCCGGTAAAGCCATTAACGCTAGTTACAGCATCTGTGTTATCAATCTTCTGCCATGTAGCAGTACCAAATATAGCCCAGTCACCTATTTCCCAAGATGATATGCCGTCAAGGGTGGTAGTTCCTGCTGTTGCGACTACATAATAATATCCTTGTGTTCCAACGCTAGAAGTCAGTGTCGGTATGTTAGTGGTAGCGTTCCATGTGCCTTGATACTTTATTGCACCTAGTACAGCAGCAGGTAATTGAGCTGTTGGTACTGTGCCGCCACCATCCAAGGTAGCAACACCATTAGCAGAACCAGCAGTCAATAACGCAGCAGATCCTAGTCCGGTTATCTTGGAGTTTGCTAGTGCTGTTATCCATGCTGGGTTTGAATATGAACCAGTTGTGTATACACCATCGGTTACAGCACCAGCAGTTAGAGAAGCGGCAGTACCTGTTATATTAGTACCTACAAAAGAAGCAGGTGTACCCAATGCACTTGCATTACCAGAAGCATCAAGATTTACTGACTTCTCAGCAGGATAGGTAACAAAGACAGACTTAGTTCCAACACTAAATGTTACTAAAGAACCGCCATTACTAGATGCAAGCACAGTGGTACGAGAAAGTGTCGTACCTGATAGGGTGTAGGTACCAATACCTACTTCCCATTCAGTAGTTCCCGAACCAGCTATACAATAGTAAGTGGTGTTACCGTCCCCTACAGCAGCAAAAGTCTGATACCCAGTTACTGCACCCAATAGGGTAACAGTACCCGTACCAGTTGTAGTAGTTGTCTCTTGAACTCTGTCTTGTAATGCTAGAGCCATCTTAGGCTCCTATTAAGCAGCAGTTGCAGAATAAGTTACACTTAAAGTATCACCAGATGTTACAATCTTATCGCCAGCAGTAAAGTCACCAGCACTAAACAATGTACCTGTTGTATTATCCTTGGTAGCAGAACCACCTACGTTGATGAAACATCCAGATACCGTTCCAGAGCTTGTCATGGCAAAGGTCACCGCAGCACTGGTGGTCTTAACTCCAACTGCTGCTGCACTAAATGACGGTGTTTGCCTGTTACCTGTATAAACAGGAGCGTTTGCTAACCCCACTTCTAGCCATGTTCCATGACTTGCCTGTGTATCAGCTGCAACAGCAGTTCCAGTGCCTTTAAGACCCATTACAACGGCTCCAGCAGACACATTACCTAGGTATGTATCTAAGACACCATTCTTACCTACAGTGGTAACTACATTATAGATAACATCTTCCCACTTAAGTAGACCGTCATATCCATGACATTTCACTTCGTAGTATCCAGATAGTCCTATTGATTCTGTCTGTCCCGCGCCTCTAATTACAGATGCATCACATGTATCAGCCATATTTACATTATCTCTTATCATTACAACTCCTAATTTAAATTCTAATTAAAGCACTGTCAGCAGAGTTTGCTGGTAGTGTTACTGTAAAGTTTGGTCCTGCTAGTTTATCTGAACCAAAGTTTAATGCTGCAACAGACTTGTTACTTTGGCTTGAATTGTAGATAAGTGCTCCTCTACAAGTAAAAGAAACTCCAGTCCATACTACATTATCAAAGCTAACATAAACCACTGTACCTGATGTATTCAAGGTAACGTTACTACATATATTACCTCCAGCTGTATACCCAGTTCCTGTAACTTCGTTTAAAGTTGTGTAAATGGTCGTATCTGCGTCTAAAGAAGCAGCACCTGTATACAGAGCCATCTTCAATACATCTGTGGTAATGTCCTGCAATGCTTGCAGAATATCCTGTTTAAACGATGTAGTTATGGTCTGGGCTATCATACTACTGGATACTTAGGTAAACCATCACGATAAGAATCACCCTTCTCTTTAGCATCACCCAGCTGTTTAAGCAACATCATAGCCTCTTGGTAACGAGCTTGATACAGAGCAAGCATATCAGGCTCACCCTTCATGTAAGTTATTGCTTCCATTAATGTACCATTCAACAAAGCAACATCAAAGTTATCTCCTAGCCAAGTCTGACCATCTGCCGCAACAGTTATAGACTCAGGATAGAAGAAATAATGCAACTCCATATTATACCCTGCATCAGGTGTTGGACCTAAGATGAAAGAAAGTTCATCTGGGTAACTATACTGAGGTCCAAATAGACCATAATACAGAGGTAGTCCTGTATCTGTTGGAGACGGATATGCCTCACGAATGAAGTTTACATCTTTGTTTAATAAGTAAGAATATGACCCAGTTGCATCTATAACAGCCAACGAAAAAGATGATAGATAATCATTGGGGCATGAAAGATATTTATTGTTAGTTGTGCAGGTACCCGTTACATTCTTGCGTAACGAAGGCAGCTGGACAGCATTATAAATTTTCTGTTCAGCTTGCTCTATCATGCGGTCCATATCTACAGTCGGGAATGTATTCTCCGTATAGGACTGTACCGCTGTAACTAACTCATTGTATGTCATGCTTTAACCCATAGGTCCGCGTGAAGTAAAGCCTTTAGTAGCTGCTCCATGACCGCGTTGTTTAACTCCAGTTGTCTTGACATCTTCAGCATCAGGGTTTCCTAGGCTTACGCGCTTCGCGCCTGTGCGCGTAGAAACCTGTTCAGCAGACAATAGATTAGGGTCTTTTACAGGGCTTTTAACAAAGTCTTTACTTTTCAAGTTCTTACCACTCATTGTATGTGGTAATGCATAGGCTTCTGCTGGTTTATTAGCCATTATCTACCTCTTCCTGAAGATTTCTGATTCATTACACGAGCCATATTACGCCCTACCTGTTTCATCTTCAGAGAAGAAACACCAGCGCACTTCAAGCCACCATTCCTGCCCATGACTGAGGGACCATTACCAATAAGCTTACCTTGGGTTTTACCTTTATTTGCGATACCATCTGCATCTTTAGTGAACGACATTTTCTACTCCTTATGTTGTTGATATTGTTACATTTCCTAACACAAGATTCAACACTAAATAATTAGGTGTTAAACCTACATCTTCTGCTCTTGAACCACCTATAGGGTTCCATCCCCACTGGAATATCCTACTTCCATCTTCTTGGTAACCAAGAGCATCACTATCAGTGCTGTTAGTGCCAGTAATCTGTAGACCGTTAGTGCCTGATGTTATATAGCTGGTATCTGGTCTAGGGTCTTTAATTGCTTGAGGGTCACTAACTGGATACATACCCAAAGATAATTGTGGTTGGTCTGGGTCCCAGCACTCAGGACAGACTTTAATATTAAATATTCTAGTCTTAACTATCTCTTTCTTAAGCTCTTTTAGCTTAAATCTCTGTCCGCACCTATCGCATTCGCTTATGGCATACTTGCCTGATGCATATGTATTAGCCATATATCACCAGAATAGCTGTCTTGGAACTAACCTTAACGATGCCTTTTCTCTATCTTCCTGTGAAGCTACTAACCATTGTTCTTCATAAGCCTGTTTAAGCATCTGAACCCTATCCTGAGATTCAGGGTTCTTTACAGCCAAATGGTAAGATAGTCCCGCCACTAAACAGGGTAGGAAACGGAAAGGAATATCTGCAACACTTGTTCCTCCACCTGCATCCATTACTCTTCTCATACGCCAATACACTAAGGTATATGGACTTCCACCTGCATCAGGGGCTAACCATAAGTTAACACTTGGTAGGTATTGATTAGTTATAGCAACTCCTGTTAGATGAGCGGCAGCAGTGGTGTTATTCTGACCTCTATTACACAGTTGTAATTGATTCCCTACAATGTTTGTATAACTGATAGTCTCACTGCCTATCTGGATGAATCCTGAAGCCGCTAGAGGTACCGTAGACGAGACATCTATAGTTGTTGCTGTAGATGTTATACCTCCATCGAGAACGGCTGTTGTAGGGTTGTTTAAACCCGTCTGACGGTCTATCCATATCTGTATTGGTCTACCCTGTGCCAACTTATTAGGTATTTGCAGGTATGTAGAAGCAGATATACGATTAATGCTTATATCAATCTGATTAGGTCCACCTTGATTCTGTCTAATAACATGGTCTAATAGGTCAATAGTGTCAGCTGGTAGAGGATATTTAATCTGTCCAGTAACCAGTTGAATCTCACCCTCTTCAATAGTCCACAGGTTTATGCCCCTGTTAGCCCATTCAATGGTCAGTAAATTTAGACTGCGCCTAGCTGTACGGAGCTGGTAACCAGACCGCATCTCAATACCACAACGTTCATATGCCTCTTCCGCTATCTCATTGAAAGGAAGATTAAATGATGTGGTCCCGCTAGTAGTTATAGCCATTATTTCCTTTTAACCCTACCGCCTTTTTTCATACCATCATCTTCCCATGCATCTGGAATTGTATTAAATGGCTCCTTTGGAACAATCTTCTTAGATTTTGCTTTAGGGGGAGGAGCTTTAGGTTTAGCGGGTAATCCATTGTTACCTCTACCTGCGCTACCACCATCTACATCTTCACCAACACCTACAAAGCTACTTTGATTGCCAGCATAGCATTTAACACTACCGCCCTTCTTGTACATAGACACTTCATCAGGATTGTCAGTGCGAGTGATAGTCTTCTTATTAGGCATCTTAGAGGAGCTTATAGCTCCCATTCCACGAGAGGACCTCATGCTCTTGTCTTTCCTCTGATAGCACATCCATCACCACGAGTCATACCGCCTTTAGCCATCTTGACTATCTTGGCACCACCTTTAGCCTTTGTTTGGATAGGGCTTTGTCCCTTAACCTTACCACCCTTTTTCATAGGCATAGTAGGAGCTACTTGAGGAGCAGCAGGAGACATCATTCCACGAGGTGCAGCAGCAGGAGGCATCATGCCGCGAGCAGGAGCCACACCACGAGGAGCCTTCTTCTTAGCCATCATAGCTATACGAGGGTCCATAGGACCACCCATAGCCATCTTCTTAACTGCTCCACCCTTCTTAAAGGCAGTCTGGTTATTGGCTGCATAAGGCATACCGGGGGTTCCGGGTGCTTGAGGAGCATTCAACATAGTATTCTGTGGTGCTTGTTGTTGCATAGGGAATTGCTGGTTAGGGAATGTAGCTCCACCCATATATCCACCCATAGCAAACTTCTTTTCCTTACCTTCAGCCTTAGCATATTGTTCTGGAGATACTTTACCAGACTTGATAGCCTTACCTTCAGCCAGTTCTTCTTTGTATGTTTCTTTACCTTTGAATAATCCCATGATGCCACCCTTTCTAAATGTTTTACTGCGCATGTAATTCTCTCCTAATGTTCATAGCATCAATCTTGTCTTCAAGCTTTTTAAATCCTGCATCAAAACGGTCCATAATCTTTTCTAAGTCCCTATGAACTTCGACACGGGTGATGTGGTCTCTAGCTACTTCTTCTCTAGTACGATTAATTAGCATACCTAGTCTATTAACTTCCTTAAACTTTTCCATAACCATGAAGCCTATTACAGCTAGGATTGCCGTTAATAGAGTGTTCCATACCATCATTTCCATTACGCAGCAGCCTTTTTAGTTTCTAGTGGGCATAACATTGGGTAAAGATAGTCTTCACCGAATGAACCTTCAAACTCAGTGACACCTACATGACCTAACTTAATGGTTGGGTCAATCCATACCTCATAGCCATGTTCTCT